TCATAAACAAAAGAAAACTTTGGATTTTCTTCATGAATCCAACGCACAGTTGATCGACGAAGTCGTTTCGTATCTTCACCAGTTAATCCACCAACAGTGGGTTGTTCTGGTGGAAGTTCTAAAGCCAAATCAATTATCTTTTCGCAAGTCTCTTTTGAGAAGTAGTTTAACCAATATGCCCATTCACCTTTCATGGATCTAAACTCCTATCAATTTCATAATAGCGAATTTTAACACCTGCTTCGCGCAGCATTTGTTCGGCATGATCGATAGAATAATGTTCACCTGCGCCTTTACCAGTAAACTTTCGATTTGGTCCGATGACTTCTTTGATTCCTGCTTGAATCAATGCGCGAGTGCAATCAGCGCATGGTTTTGGTTCCCAGTTTAGATATGCGCGTGAGTTGTTGAGTGAAACACCAACACGAGCAGCATTGAAGATTGCGTTGCGTTCAGCATGTTCAACCCAGTGATACTTTTCTGGACGCTTCCAACGATCTTTCCAATCTTCTTCAATGCCGCGAGGGAATCCATTAAAACCCGTCGACAAGATGACATTATCATCATTTACGATAATACACCCCACCTTTGTCGACGGGTCCTTGCTTTTCTGAGCGATCAGAGTAGCCTGTAAGATAAACAATTCATCCCACGTTAATTCATCATTATGCATAATATAGTTTTCTCAGTTTATTCCTTTGCTTCGATTAGCGCAGGCTTTTTAATTTCAATCTTACGAGGTTTCTTTTCTTCAGGAATGACGTTTTCGAGATGAATCGAAAGCACGCCATCAGCAAGGTTAGCATCACGAACCACTACTGTATCAGAAAGAACGAATTGACGAGAGAATTTACGACCCGCGATACCCTTTACAAGATAAACGCGATCGTCTTCCTCTGCCTTCTTTCCTGTTACTTTGAGAGAGTTTCTCTCTGTAGTGATTTCAATCTCATCTAGTTTATATCCAGCAATTGCAAGTTCCACGATGAAATTGTATTCGTCAGTTTTAATGACATTTACTGGTGGAAAAGCAGTTTGAGATGCTGTGATTAGATGAGCCGCATTATCGAGAGCAGCGAACGCATTTTCAAACCCAAGAGCAGTTGGAAGAAGACGATCGAGTCCGTAATGGGATGTGAGTGTAGTGATATTTGTCATTTTGTTACTCCTTTAATAAGCAAGTTTAGTTATGGAACCCCAAATGGGCATTCCACTTCTATTTAGCCAAAATTCGTTGGTCCGTCTACTTTCCACTCCTCCATCGGAGGAGTTTCGTGCGAAACCGCATACCGTTGGACTGGAGGAGTTTGAATACCTGTCGAGCCAAATCCACCAGCACGTTCAGAGTGTTTCTCTGGGCGAGTATTTGCGATAGCGATATAAAATGGTTCGTTACAAACAATCTCACCTTGAGCAATACGATCACCTTTACGAATCGTTTGATGCATCTTAGAGATGTTTGTCAAAAGCACAAATACTTCTTCCTGGTAATCAACATCAATTATACCTTCACAGTTTGCCAAGATCAATCCTTTCTTAAGCGAAAGACCAGAGCGAGGGTGAAGACGAATGCTATGATTCTGAAGCGGCAATTCTGCGCGGGAAATGTCGGCGTATGTTTCGATCGTCTTTCGATGATCAATCTTACAGATCAAACCTGTTGGAATCAACAGACGATCTCCTGGATTAATTGAAACTTCACCGAAACCATTCACTTCATACTCAACAGGCGTGTTGAATGCATCATACCCTTTAACAAGTTTGTTTGTTGGTTGAAAGGACAAATCAAAACAGTTAGAAAGTGTTGTTCCGTATGTTGGTAATTCTACATCATTATGAAGTCGGTACACATTCAAATATATCATATTAACTCCTCAACATATATTTTCAAATCAGTAATACCACGTTTAATTCTATGATAGGTGTACGCAGGAATATTAATCACATCACCTATTTTCATCTCAATCGGCAATTGGTTATCTAATTGTAGATACCAACCCTCACCTTCAATTATAGTTATGACTCGCGTCGAATGATCGCGATGCCAAACTAATTCTTCGCTAACAACTTCTTTGTTGAAGATACGATAAAAAGTGTTAGCGCTGATACGTTCTTCAACGTATGGATTTACCACCAAGTCTTTCCTGAATTTGAGAAATATCTTGGCCAACGGCATGCCCAGTAAGATGCACTGGTCTTATCTTTATTTGTTAAGCAACGATGACGAGCAACGAAAGAACGAACTCTTGCTGGATCATTATACTTCTTTGCCATTCCTGATTGACTGAAGTTTACTTTCTTAACACCACCATCGCTGGTGCGCACATAAACTGCACCACCACTTCCTTGACGAAATGGTTTGCCAATACCTTTACCGCCTGTTGGATCGTCCGCCTCATTTACAGGAACGCAGTTAGGCACCATCTTGTCACCTTTCTTCTTCATTCCTTTTTGAACGTAACCCGTCCAGCATTCTTCAAGACCTTCTTCGATTGGATAATCAAGAACAACTAATTGCCCTTCATATTCAGCAATCTCACCAATATCACTTTCTAGCAAATCAATTTCCCATTCATCTGCTGGAACGTACAATCCACGTTCATAAAGTTTCTTGGCTTCACGAATCAACTCGAAGAACTTTTCAGAACCAGGACGAAAAACGTTTTCAGTAAATGAAATTCTTTCATCCAAGTGATACTTAACTGCTTCCGACAAAGTTACTTCTTCGTTGATTTTATGAGTCATTGCTGTCTTGGCTCCAACTTACGACCGATATTATATTTAGCAACTAATTGCCAGTCGTTTTTATCTTTGAACGCAATAATTTTAATTTGCGATAAAGGTGCACGAGGCTCTACAATTTTCTCAGGATTTACAACTTTTAGTAAACCCCATTCTTCAAGAAGGTTTGCGATTGAATTGCGACGAGCAAGATCGTTATCCGAAATGCTTGAGGCTTTACCATCTAACAAAAATAATTCTTTGAAGTGCACAATATAGTAACGACCTTGCTTGTGTAAAATGTGGCAAGATTGATATAGAATATTTTCTTTTTTGGCTGCTACGCCGATGCGCGTTAGTGTTTCGCGAATCTTGAGGAAGTCGTCGGCATTCTGTAGCGTCACTTCCACTAAATTATCAACACTCATTTCAGTCACCTATTTTAGTTTTTTCTTTTATAATCTCAATTTGCTCATCTGTCAGTACTTTTAAAGCGTCTGCAGCCTTTGCGTCAGAATAACCAAAAAATAACTTTACCGATTGCAAACTATCCTCTTTTATGGGTTTTTCCCATTTGGCGAAGGATCGTTTCTTCGCTCGAACTATATTTATTAAATAGTCATATTGAGGCTTTTTGTCGAGACCGAAATTGACGTTCATTTGGTTTGCATACATAACGCAATCCATATGGTACGAAAGTGCCTTATTTACGATAAACGGATTGTAGTCTTTTTCATCCTCCAATACTGGGGTTTTGGTTTGTAAAATGCTTGGTACAATATCTTTAAATAAGTCAGCCATATCACTTAAACTCGCAATCGACCATCAATTCAGTCAGGAAAGCCATTAGATTGATTTCCTGATCTGCTGCGAATGCAGCCTGATACTGATATTTACCGAGCAAGATCACCGCCATTGGAATGGTGGCTGGATTGAGGATATCGTACAGTTTGTCATAAATATCGCGCATGATACGGTGCGTATCATTTTCGGCATTTTGAGCGACCCACTTACGAACGTTTCGGAAATCCTTGTCTTTCAGATAAGCAATCAATTCCGTAACCTTAACATCGCTGACCTGAGCCAGAATACCAACGTCGATATTCCCACCCACGCTGTAGCGTTGAAGTTCGTTTAGAACGCGACGATAATCTGGGAAGAATTTAGTGATGAGTTCGGCAACGACCTTCAAATCATACTGAACCTTTTCTTCTTTTAGAATCTGCTCAACACGCTTCATAAACGCAGAAGCCATCTTGGCTTTGTTACCGTTTTGAAGTTTGAAGTCAATTACCGCACAACGAGAATGTAGCGGTTGAATGATGCGATTCTTAAAGTTACACGTGAAGATAAACGAACAGTTTTTAGAAAACTCTTCGATCACACCACGAAACGCCGCTTGAGCCGCAGCAGTAAGATAGTCAGCCTCATCGATGATGATAACTTTACGACCAGTTCCAGTGAGCGAAACTGATGAGGCGAATCCTTTGACTTTGATACGCAAAGTATCAATGCCAGATTCGTCCGAACCGTTGATTATGATATAATCACAACCAATTTCCTCGCACATGGCGCGAGCAACAGTCGTCTTACCAACACCCGCCGATCCAGAAAGGATCATGTTCGGGATTTCTTTTCTTTCTACATATTCCTGAAATGTTTTCTTAAAGGTCTCAGGAAGAATACACTCAGCAATGGTCTTGGGTCGATACTTTTCGACCCACAACATTTCTACACTTTGCAACATAATATATCCCCTTCATAATAAAATATAAAATCACTCAGTCACTATTCTACGCCATTTACCGTTTGTAAGCAAGTACATTTCACCATCTGGTCCAACAGTCATACTTGCCTTCACATGCCGTTCAGTTCCAGAAACAAACTGCGACCCAAAACGGAATGTATTAGGTTCAATTGGACGCAGTTCGCCATACTCTGCACCAAGAGTTAGTTTACCATTGAAACCAGTGGATTCAATTTCCTTGATACACTTTGCTTGATCAGAATCTGGCAAAACAGCAGCGGCGGCAACTACGCCACCACCAGCAATACCACCAGCAAGACCAAGGTACTTGAAGAAATTACGTCTTGTTGCCATACTTGTGCTCCCATAACGAATAAAGTGCAATACCAATCATTAACATGACTGGAGGTGCAGAATACGGAATCCAATGGAAGTATGTGTTTACAAGAGCGAAAATTGCTGTCAACAAAATTACGATTAGAATAGGTAATTCAGATTTATGCATAATAAAACTCCAAAGAAAGAATGGGGTGGAGAAGGTGAACTCTCACGATGAGCAGTCTGGCGGATAGTACCGTCGGCAATGAACGCCGCACCCCATAATCTTATTTAGCGACGTTTTCGTAAATTTCAACGAAATCGTTCTGCTCCGCCACTTCTTCTTCAAAGTTTCGTCGATGATAAACTTTCGCTAACTTTCGACTCAACTTCTTCGGAATTTCGTGCTCTTCCTGCATCTTCTGGAGGACCTCTTTGATGAGGTCTCGTTCGGCTTCAATGCGGGTAAGTGAGTTTGAAATCTCTTGGAGACAGCCAAGAACCTTTGCTTTATCTACTCTCATTAGCCTTCTCCGAAGTTTGAACTAGCCGCTTCAATCGCAATCCAATAGGTTAATTTCTTTGATTCGTTATAGAATCGAGAAACGCCCATAGAAGCAATCTCAACAACATACTCATCTGGTACGATCTTAAGATTTTCAATCTTAAGAGTTGCTTGGAACTGAATGTCAGTTTCATCATTCAAAACGATCTTGGCGTCATCGACAATTTCACCCTTGACATCCATTGCAGAGATGGCAATCTTACCATCTTCATTTGTTACAACAACGTTAGGGCACTTCAAAATCGAAGCAACGCTGAAAATCCAATTCAAAGTCTCAGCAGGAAGCGTGAACTTAACTTCATATGCTGGAATGTTAATCTCTTTATTTGGTGGAGTTAGAATAAGATTAGTGGCGGTGAAACGTTGACGAATTGTACCCTTGCCACCAAGACTTTTGAATACGAGAAAGTCTTGAAGAATTTCAACTTCATTGTCGTTCTTGTTCATAGACAACAAGCCAAGCGACTTATTCAAATCATAAATTCCAAACTCATGAGGGAATGTTTCCTCAACAACTGCTTCAGCAAGAATAGCCTTGCTGGAAGAAATCGTGCGGAGTTTATTGCCAGGCTTTACAACGATTCCGCCATTAATCGTGGCAAAGTTTTTCAAAATAGTAACGGTGTTTTCAGAAAGTTTCATAATTTAGAACCTCATTTGCTTCAACATGATTATTATATAACGAATCTACCAATTTATCAACCCTAACTGTCAATTCTTCCAAACTACAGTTGTTATCCATGATTATATCGTAGTCAGAACCAATCCAAGCCCATTCTGAATAATGAACTTCAGGATATGCATTACGCATTACATCAAGATTGTGGCGACCTAGATTACAGTCTCGAGCAAGATTGTACCACTCAGGATCATCACCACGGCGAACGCGAATAACCTTACCGCCGCTATCTCGAATTGCTTTAATTTCATTCGGAAACCTCACATCAGCAATAACATAATTATTCCAAGGAGCCTGTTCACAACGACGCATCACAGTATGAACCCAGAGGTCAGGATGGAAAACGTCCCGTCCTGCCTCTGTGCCCATTAGCTGGAGTGCTAATCTTGGTGAAAATGGTCGACCGAGTTTTTCAGACCACCATTTGTCGTCTTGCTCGCGCCATGCTCGAGATTCTGGAGTATTACCTTCGAGCATTTGACGATCCCAACCAAAGATAATTGAGCATGCGTCTTTGAGACTGTTTGCGTAACTCTCCTTGAAAAAGTCATGTCGTTCGACCAAGAGATCTGCGACTGTACCTTTACCTGCTCCAATGAAGCCAACAAGACCAACGATCATAACAAAATCTCTGGATTAAAGAGAACCGACGTAATTTGCAACAGCACCCATATCACCAGTGAATGGGTATGTGCCAACGTGATGCGTTTTCATCCATGGGCAGAGGAAAATTTGACCACCGATTTTACGCCACCACTGGCAGAACATATAATCTTCAGACAAGTAACGATCACTCTTGCCATGATCAATGACAGTGTCAAAGTATGCATGGATGTAACGCGAACCATCAAAGTTGGCTTGACCAACATGATCTGGCTTATAGTTAAATTCAGGATAGGCTTCCTTGAATTTACCAAAGACTTCTTTCTTAACCATCATGAAACCAGTTCCGATTTCTAGAACTTCAAGCGGCTCACCGACGTTAAATTGACCAGTGCCTGCGACAGCATTAAAGACATAATCACCAGTCACTTTTTCAAGTTCATTTGGAGTAATGTCTGGCTTGCGCTTAACTGCTTCAATTACTGCCGACCACTTAATTGATTTCTTTGGGTACGGTCCGCCAATAACTTCTTTATCCAAAGCAAGCATCGCGATTACATCCTTTGGATCGAAATGAATATCAGAGTCGATAAAAAGAAGATGCGTAAATCCCGAACGAAGAAATTCATCTACAAGATAGTTTCTTGCACGAGTAATCAGCGATTCGTTAAAGATATATGAAAATCGAGTTTCAATGCCGTAATTGGCACAGACTGCTTGAAGGTCTAGGCTCGACTTAATGTACATTCCATGTGCCATACCACCATACATTGGTGTGGCTACAAAGAGTTTATTTTTGCGTAGTTTTTCTACAGAAATTTCAAGTTGCATTATTATTCACTCCAGTTAAAAAATGATCTAACATAATTAAGAATCTTTTGTTGATCTTCGAGATTCTCATTAACCATCACATCTATATAGTCCATCAACATAAGCGAACTACGGATATTCGCAATTTTAGTCTTACGAGAGTTCTTAAACTTTTCATCTTGATCATCTTTACGATCAATGTGACGTTGATCAAGAGTCGAATCTTTTACCGTCAAAATCAAAATTTTAAAATCATTTGGAAATAGTTCGGATAGATTATCTAGCATCTTACCGTTAAACAAACGATCGCCTTCAAAGATTACATTAGCATTTGATTCGCGCGCAAGTGTGTTGAAAAACTTATCCGCATCTGGTTGCACTGCCATAGACAAACGATCTGTACCCTGGAATACATTACCGTCATTAACATACTTGCCGAGAATATAAAGATTCAACTTCTTGGAATACATAGCATCAAGAAGTTTCTCTGGCTTGACCACTTGCCAATCATCGGCGAGTGAAATCAATTTAAACATCAGAGTGGTTTTACCAGTTGCAGGTTCACCACCCATCGCAATCACTCTAACCATAAAGCCTCCAATCCCTGTTTAGGGATCACTTCATCTTCAAACATCCAGTTAAGCCTTTCTATTTTACCCGTTCTCACGTAGTAAGTAAACTTTTCTTTATTGATTTTATTTCGTGCCGCAAGTCTTTCATCGAGCGTTTCGTTTCTGGCTTGCCACAAAACATTCCACTGAATACCAGTCCAACCATCTTGTTCTGCTTGCTGAATTTCTTCACTCTGACGATCAAGGTAGTAGCCAAGATACCGTCCATGATGTTCACGAAAAATCTTCTTGAACGAACACAAACAAGTTTCCATCGTGAAGAAATCGATTTGATTACTCAGTTCAGGGAATCTAGATCTGGTTTCCTCAAGAATGTCCTTCGCTTTGCTTTCAAGGTCATTGCATTCTGATGTAGATAGTTTTCCATCGTACTTGTCATCTTCGCCGAGGGCAAGATGCAAACCATTACGATGTGAACGAGACCCTGCATAATCGTCAAGCATGAGGCTGTCAGGTACACAGTTAATGCCAGCAGTATGAGTGAGATGCTGAAGATAAAACCAAGTGGAATAACGACCAAATTTGTGAAGAGAAGTTTTAAGATTATTCCAAAGGTTGATAAAATTTTGTTTTTCGTTGTCTCCATAATAACTCTCCAAAACTTCTCTTTGTGTGCGATTGCCAATAAACTCTTGATAAGATTCGAACATGGCTGGCAAATGACCCTTGTTCCACTTTGTATCTGTTTGGTATCTCAGTCTCTTGTAGTTGTGACTATTCCACCAGCGAATACGATCCACAGTGGCGAGTTCGTAGTCAGGAAACTCATTCTTGAGCACCCATGCAGTTGGTAGTTGATAGGTATTACCATACAACCAACATAACCATATTTTTTCTTCGCTATTATGTTCGTATCTTTTGTTTAGATAATTTGTCATCCAAACAGCAGGATCGCAATCCCCATACTTCATCGACCACGCATACCAGCGAATGAATTGCTCACGACGCTGATTTTGAATTGTCATTTATATAAACTTTTAATGCTTCTTCCAACATACGAATTACTTGTTTATGTAATTCGTTTCCTTGAGCAAAATTAGGATCAGGAATTTTTGGAACACTAATTAACTTACTAATTCGAATGGCTTTATTAAATACATCTTCACCGAACTTCTCTCGCAACTTTTCTTCGTTGCTATTATCCATGTAAAATATAACATCAGCCCAATCAACATGATCTTGAGAAATCGGTGTTGAGCGAATCCCTTTACCATCATAACCAAGTTCTTCTAATGCTGTGCGCATTTTCTTGGCTGTGATCTCATTACCTTTTGTATTCTTAAGAGCAGCGGAACGAACGTTCCAATCAGGTTTCATTTTCTTTAAGATAATCTCACCCGCTGCTGAACGGTTAATGTTGCCATGACAAACAAACAGTACATTCATAGACCAGACTCTCTCAGTTCAACCATATACGGGTATATATCAGTAGATTTAATCTCACCGATAGCGTCAATATTAACCTTTTTACGCAACTCTGTCAAACGTTTTTCAACTGTTTTGCGACTGTGTGCGTCAAAGTTAGTCCACTGATATATCTGTTCAGTTTCATATTCATATGGTTGAAACTTTGGAAATTTGAAAGACGTTTCCCAGAAAATTTCTGTGGGCGTCTTTTCTGTGTTGAGTGCCGCATCTATAAAATCTCTACACCAACGAATACAAGATTCCATCTCAACCATATCAAGAGTGCCTGGGAAATGGCGGAACTCAATTGTGTTTGTTTCTTCCCACATCTGACGCAGATTGATACCTGCACGCGGAGAGAAATACCACATGCGTCCTTTATCAGTCAACGGAGCATGCTCTTCATAAAACTCTTGAGTTGTCGTTGTGTTCAACATTGCAGCAACTCTTGATTCAGGAAGTTTGTATTGATGAGATTTTTTACGGCGCTTCATTCGCTTCAATTCCCATTCATATACTTCTGGAGCAAGCATACTTTTGTTTGGAACGGGAATAGTTTCTACAATATCAAAAGCGAGTTGTTGAAATTCAGTAATATATCTTAAGAGTTTCTTACAATTTTCCAAATCATCTTTCAATCCTGGAACACGAACATGAATATGCAGATTGCTTCTGTAATTAACTACAGGCGCAGGATTCAATGCCGCATTAATCTCTTTGATGTGTTCAATTTGTTCAGCAATTGTGTTTGTCGGCTTGGTATTAATTTCGCCGCCATACTGATACAATAGACCCAAAGGATCGTTAGCAATACCTGTGGTGCTTACGCAGGTGTTATCTTTATCGTTCCACTGTGCCCCTTCTGGGAGTTTGCCGAAACGATATGAGTCACCGTATTCTAATTCAACACCATAGGTAAAATCTTTTGGATTATAAAGCATATTTTGCCTTCACGTCATTTATTAGACGAAGTTGTTTAACGAGAAATTGAGTTCTATTATACTTGATAAATGCGTATTTCGCTATTCTTTTTCGATCTTCTATGGTGTATTTCTTAAAGCGATCTACAGCCGCAATGAACTGCTCTTTAACAGGAACATCTAGATTACGGTCTAGTAGAGCCATTGAAAAAGGGTGCATATGTTCTTGCTCGGCTACAAAGTCGCTACCCAGAACAACATAAGGTATGCCGAACGTAGCACCTTCCATTGAAACGATACCTGTAGATTCATTACCACTACCCAAAATGTAAGTAGCCTCTCGCATATACTTCAAGATAGTTTCGCGCGGAGCATCAAAATGAAACTTAATGTTTTTGAACTTTTTAAGATTGTCGATTATCTTTTGATCTTCATCTTCAATCAAACAATGTTTCAGTGTAGTGAAAACATGTAGTGTAATATCAGGAGCATTGCGACCATGCATGCGCATCATGACTTGTGGTTTCTTTCCACTATCCCAACGTCCAACGAATACTGCATATGGCTTTGCTTCAGCAACTTCTTCTTCTTTTTCAACTAGGTGAACCGAAGTTGTGCCGTCAAAGAAGCGATTAAATCTTTCGTGTTGCCATTTAGACACACCGCACCAATAGACTTTATGTCTATCAAACCG